GTTTATAAACAACAACTGAACGTATTGTACCTTAAAGGAGAGCTGGAAACAGACGAGGTAGATATTTATTAAAAACGATAAGTATGGCAGAATTTGATCAAGTTGTATTCGGTAAAAAGAAGTTCTCGGACATCCTCCAGGAGATCTATACCCGTTCTACAACCAAAGAAAAGCAGATATCAGACCTAATTGAGCAATTGAAGGAGTTGATCCAGAATACCGGCGATGCCGTTATGATGGTGCCTCTTATTGCTAGTTATATGGATTTGAACCTAAAAAACGATGATTCTTTAATCAAAATGGCAAATATTGTTCAAAAAGCATTGGTTAGAGGTAAAGAAACAGGTGATTTCTTATTACCTGACAGTGAAAAAGAAGAATTGTTAAAACTGGCTCAGGAGGCTTCAGCTGAAAGAGCAGTGGCATCAAATAAATCATTACCGTCAGCATAATGTCACAACCAGATATCAAAGTAGGTTCAGCAGCTATGACCGATGGTCAAGGATACAGTTCTCCAGTCGGAATGGGATTGGGGGAAAGTAAAGGTATTGCTAGAGTTACTTTTGTTTTATATGATGATTCTGATTTGGCAAAGTTCAATGAAATGGGAGGTTGGAAAGCTTTAGGATCTATTAAATGTATTTCCTATATAAATAATTCCAATTCAACATCTGAAATTATTGCTAGACCTATAGATAGCCATTATACTAAATGGCCATTGGTAAATGAATTAGTTCATATCCAAAGAGGTGTTAGTTACAAATCACAGGGTGGTGCATCCAATTATGATTCTGAATGGTATTACACAGATATTATACCTACATGGAATGCGACTGAACACAATGCAACACCAGACTCTAATGCTCTATTAAAAAATAGTTTACATAAATCTACATATCAAGAAGCTAGTAACGGTCTAGCATCGAATAGTAATACTAAAAGTGATGTATCGATAACAGGAGTTTTCAATCAAACAGGTAAGGTTAACAAACTTATCAAACTACCAGGTGATCATTCTATAGAAGGAAGATCAGGTAATACAATTAGATTTGGATCATCTATAGATGGATTCAACAGTCCTTTTACAGGACCAGATAGAAATCCATTGATAATGATGACTAATGGACAGAGAGACACTGGTAATAAATTACCTATGTTTGAAGATGTAAATAAAGACGGATCTTCGTTTTATATGTTACATTCTCATAATGTTCGATTTGATGCTACGAGTCATAACTTTGATTCGTTTTATACCAAAGTTAAAACAGCTGTTAAAAGCAATTATGTTGAAACTTTACCGGCAACCAATACGCCGGTATCACAATCAGCATCATCAGTTGATAATCTTATCAAACCTGAAGATATAATCCCTGAAAATAATCCAGTTGCTAATGCCACTCAAACCGATACAACTGTTAAAAAAGAAGACGATTTAGCAACACTACCTCTTAAAGAAAGCGATTTACCGTTTGCTCAAGAGACACAGGATATTGTTAAAAAGAGTGAATGTCAATCTAGTACTGAGGCAATAGAGCCTAACAGACCAGCTTCTATAAATCCTTTAGGTTTTAGTAAATATTATAATGTTGTTTTTTCACCTCAACCTGCGGGTAAACCTTGGTGTTATATAGCATGTTTATCTATGTTATTTGATTATTTAGGTGTTACTAAAGATCACAGTCAAGATACTATAGATAAAACTTGTACAGATCAATCGGGAGATATTATATCTCAATTAGCAGCAAGTAACTATGGATTATCATATCTATATAAATCAATAGATAATATAACAGGATACTCTGATATAATAAACTACTTTAATCAATATGGTCCTATTATAGTTGAAAGAAAACCTTATTCTGCAAATTATAAAAAACATTTTGTAGTTGTTACTGGAATAGATTCTACAGGAAAATTGCGAGTAAATGATCCTGCTAGAAAAGATCCGAATACAAATCAAAATAAAACTTTATTACCCGAAGATCTTAAAACCGATGGGTCTGTTAGAATTTATAAAAAATAAAAAATGTCATTTACAGATTTTAACGAATACGACAAACATTATGTCATCCTAACATCAGATAGATTAATCTTTAATGCTAAAGATGATAATATCTTCATGCTGTCTAAGAAAGATATAGGTATGTCTGCCGGCCAATCATTTCATATCAATGTTGGACCATCGGGTAAACAAACAGATAACAACTATTTTGTTTTGAATTGTAAGAACATTCAGTTCGGTATGCCTGAAACAGGTACCAATGAGCATGTAGCCAAAGCTGAATCGACTATGAAATTTATACAGGAATTGATGGACGCTTTAGCTTACTTCAGTAATGAAATGGCAACAGCTCAATCTTTCGGTATGGGTGTATCGGGTGCGCCTTCTATACAAGGAGCAGCGGTTTACCTGTCGGAAAAAGCAAGGATTATAAAACAAGAGTACGCCTCATCTACGTCACCTATTAAATCAGATGTAACTAAGACTATATAATGCCACTAACTCCAGCGAACATATCCTCAGCTAGAAACATACTGAGTTCCAAGACAGCAGACTTGACAAAGGCTACTACAACCATTACAAATGGTGCTACCGCTTTGACTAACGGTGTTAAAACGTTTAACAATACAGTTAACTCAGTTAACCTATCTAGTGACCTAGCAACCAATTTAGCCAATATGGCTAGCACCGCAATCAGTGATCCATTTTCAGCGGCTATTAAACAAATACTATCTAAGATCAATACGATCATCCCAACTATAGAACAGAAGATAAATAAGCTGGAAGCTGAGATAGTTAAGAAAGCCGACGCTAAAGGTAGAGTTACCCTGCAAAATAACAACATTGTAGTTACGGTGACTAGAGCTGAAGCAGCTCAAGCTCAAGCTATAGTAGCTAATATAAAGGCTCAAATAAACTCTATCAGACAAACAATTGTCCTTTTACAGAACATAATAGCTGCTTTGAAGGCTATTTCAACTGCCATAAACGTATTTTTAGCTGTTTTGGCGGTTCAAGAACTAGTTTTGACTGCTAATCCTATTTCTAAGGCTACGTACGAAGTATTCAAGAAAGCGATCAAAATCGTCTTCCTGAAGGAGATAATAGGGGCATATACAGGTCTTATACAGTCACAAATCACTTCTGCTCAAGCAGTTATGACTAATTTGACAAATAAATTCACCAGTTTACATGTATCGGTAACCATAACGGACGAAGCTAACAAAGGTAACTTTATAAACACTGACACAGCTCAATCTATCATAGCGGATGATTTATTGAACATGGGTGGAAATCAATACATTCAGAATGTAACCTCTGCCTACACGTCAAATGCCGGCGGACAGTATATACTTAAGGTTGAGAAGTACGGTACCAAGGAGAATATAGGTAGGGCTTACGACAAGTTCTCAGGCCTTGTGGCAGCTGAAACAGCCCCTAGTTTCCTATCTACCCCAGACCAATTAATGGAAGAGTTAAAAACCATTTTAAATATAGGCTCATAAATTTTCTAATCTAATATTTATATAAGACATGACACAAGAAGAATTAATGCTGTTCAAGGAATTGTTAAAAGAGACAATCCGTTCAACAGTTAAAGAAACCATCAAGGAAGAGCTTTCTGGTATCCTAAAGAAGGATATGAAAGATGTCAAGCTTTTGTTAGCTAAGTCTATCAAGGAATCTATTGCTTTAAGAGAGAGCGGTAACTACGCACCTGCTTACAGCGGTCCTGAAATCGACAGAAGTGAATTAAAGCAAAGAATGAGAGAAGCTGTAGGTGGAGATGAATTCAGAGATATTATGACATCTAAGAAGAGATCACCTTTACCAATGATGAGTGAAGATCAAGCTATGAACATTTCACTTAACGGTAAATTACCTGATTTTGATGCTCCAATTCCTATGATGAAGAAGGATAGTATCGCTTGGAAAGAAATGCAAGATAGAGTAATGTAATATGAGAAATAGGCCACAATATAGGATTAACACGCTAGATCTAAACCCTAACCAGGGTGTGGGCGTAGCGTTGCCTTTTAACCCTACAAACATCTTTACTATCAACTATACTACAACTGCACAGATCAAAAGTAATCTTTTGAACTTCATGTTGACTAATAGTGGAGAGAGGGTATTTAATCCAAATTTTGGGGCAGATATTAGAGCTCTTGTATTCGAACCTAATACTGATTTGACTGAAGTTAAATCGGCTTTATTACAGAAGATAGGACTTTATTTTCCATCAATCACAGTTAACTCTTTGGACTTTAATCCATCGGTTGACAATAATTCATTATCGATAGTTTTAAACTATACGGTAAACAAACAAACAGATAGACTAGTAATACAGATAGCATAATGACTCAGAGAGATATTAAATACATAGACAGGGATTTTACAGACTTTAAGCAAGCCTTAATTGACTATGCTAAGAACTATTTCCCTAACACGTACAATGACTTCAGTGATGCCAATCCAGGTAACATGTTTATCGAGATGGCTTCTTATGTAGGTGATGTATTATCTTTCTACATTGATAAGCAAACACAAGAGAACTTCTTGTTATATGCTCAAGACAAGCAGAACTTAATGGCTATGGCGTATGCATTAGGATATCGTCCTAATGTGACTTCTACAGCTATTGTGGATCTTGATGTGTATCAACAATTACCAGCGGTTATTAATGCCGGCGTTGCAACTCCTGATTACAATTATGCAATGGTCATAAGTAAAGAAGCTAAAATTAGATCTTCTAGTAATTCTCAAACTGTATTCATTACACAAGATTTAGTTGACTTTAGTTACTCATCATCAGCTGATACTACAGATATTAGTGTTTATCAAGTTAATGGCGTTACTAATCAACCTGACTATTATTTATTAAAGAAGAGCGTACAAGCTATTGCCGGTACAATTACTTCTAATGCATACACATTCGGTGCACCTATCAAATTCAACACGTTAACATTACCTGAGACTAATATCATTCAAATATTGGATGTAGTTGACAGTAACGGTAACAAATGGTATGAAGTGCCTTATTTAGCACAATCAACCGTATTTGAATCTGTTCAAAACAATATGTTGAATGATCCTTTCCTTTCTCAATATTCAAGTACTACTCCGTATTTATTGAAACTTTTAAAGGTTTCTAGAAGATTCGTTACACGATTCGGTACAGACGGTACATTGACATTAGAGTTTGGATCAGGCATTACATCAAACCCAGACGAAGAAATTATCCCTAACTCGGATAATGTAGGTATGGGTATCATTGATGCTATATCAAAGCTTAACACTGCTTACGACCCAGCTAACTTTTTAGCTACACAAGATTACGGATTAGCCCCTGCCAATACTACATTAACAATTAGATACATAGTTGGAGGCGGAGTTGAGACTAATGTCCCTTCAAACGATTTAACTCAGATCAACGAGATAAATGTTAATCCCGTAAAAATTAATCCTACAAACCTCAATCAAGGTTTGATCAATTATGTAAAAGGATCTATAAGCTTTAACAATCCTAATCCAGCATCTGGGGGAGGAAGTGGAGATTCAGTAGAGGATATCAGACTTAAGACGATTGCTAACTTCTCAACTCAGTTACGTAACGTAACTAAAGATGATCATGTTATCAGAGCTTTAAGTATGCCAGCTAAATTTGGAGCTATTGCAAAAGCATATGTTACACAAGACATGTCTTTACAAATGGCACCTGATGCATTAGAAGATTACGTAACAGGTAATCCATTTGCATTAAGTATGTATATTCTTTCTTATGACGCTAATAAGAGACTTACAACAGCTTCTTATGCTATTAAGCAGAATCTAAGAACGTACATCTCTGAATACAGAATGGTGACAGAAGCAATCAATATTAAAGACGCATATTACATAAACATTGGTGTAAACTTTGATATCATTGTATTGCCGGCTCATAATAGCAGAGAAGTATTAGCTTCTTGTCTATCTTCGGTAAAAGATTACTTCAATATAGATAAATGGCAGATAAATCAGCCGATTATTCTATCTGAAATATATAACTTAATCAGTTCTGTTAAAGGTGTTCAAAGCATCATTAAAGTAGATATTATTAACAAATACGGCGCTAATAACGGATATTCTCCTTATGGATATGATATCCAAGGTGCAACTAAGAGTAATGTTATCTACCCAAGCTTAGATCCATCCATTTTTGAAGTTAGATATCCTGACACGGATATTTACGGAAGAGTTGTAACTTATTAAAACTAAAAAAATGAACCTAGACAAACTAAAAGGACACGTCCCAGATTCAGTTATCGCACAGTTGCCAGATACTATGGCTAAATTCGAGATCAATACTCCATTGAGATTGGCTCATTTCTTAGCACAAGCCGGTCATGAAAGTGGTAATTTCAGATTGACAAAAGAGAATTTAAACTACAGCGCAAAGGGTTTAAATGGAATCTTTAAAAAGTATTTCCCTACATTGGAAGCTGCTGCAGCTTACGAAAGAAAACCAGAGAAGATAGCTAACAAAGTTTATGCTAACAGAATGGGTAACGGAGATGAAGCATCAGGTGATGGGGCTAAATATTGTGGTAGAGGTTATATCCAGTTAACTGGTAAGACTAACTACCAAGCGTTCTTTACATCTATGAAATTAGATGTTAATTCAGATCCAGCATTAGTTGCTACTCAATATGCATTAGCATCTGCTGCGTGGTTCTGGAATAAGAACGGATTAAACAAATTAGCTGATGGTGGTGCAACAGATGCTGTTGTAACTTCAATCACTAAGAAAGTAAATGGAGGTACAATAGGTCTTGAAGATAGACAAAAACATTTCAAAGAGTTTTATGCATTAGTTGCATAATTCAAAATATAAACCATGGCTGTATATAAAATATTCGCTGAGAAAGACACAACATTGTATTCCGATTATGTAACAATGAATACTGGGTTAGATCCTATTTTGGAACTAACTAAGAACGTTAGTTTGTTTTACCCTAGTCAATCTACTGCAGGTAGAATATTGATTAAATTTTCTGATAGCGATATTTCTAATGTTGTTAGCACATACATAGGAACAGGAAGTTTTAGCTCATGTTTAAAATTATATTTAGCAAATGCAACAGGATTACCTACTAATTATACATTAGAAGCTCATCCTATATCAAGCTCATGGGATATGGGTACCGGACAATTCGGAGACAATCCAGTTACATCGAATGGTGCTACTTGGCAATACAGTAAAGCTAATTTAACATCACAATGGGGTGCCGGTTCAAATGCATCTGGATCCACTAGTTATTTCCCAGGTTCAGATACAGGTGGTGGATGTTGGTACACAGCTTCAGCTGCTTCACAATCTTTTACTGTATATTCACAAAAAGATGTAACTTTGGATGTGAGTAATGCGGTAAGTAATTTTATAAGCGGAACATTCCCTAACAATGGATTTTTAATTAAGACGTCAGGCTCTTTAGAGTTCGATCCTAATTATACATATACTTTGAATTTCTTCTCAAGAGATACAAACACTATTTATCCTCCTGTGTTGGAGTTTAAATGGGACGATTCTCATTTTAATGTTACTGGATCTAGTGCTGCGCCTGTATCTTCTCAAGATATTCGCGTTTCAATAGCTAATAACAAGGGTGAGTTTAATGAAAACGAGATTTATAGATTCAGATTGAACGTTAGAGACCAATATCCGGTTAGAACGTTTACTACATCATCTTTGTATACTTCTCCTAAATATTTGCCTCAAACTTCATATTATTCGATAAAAGATGTTAAATCTGATACAATTGTAGTTGATTTTGATACAAACTACACTAAAATCAGTGCAGATACTCAAGGAAACTATTTTGATGTGTACATGAATGGATTAGAGCCGGAAAGATATTATAAGCTGTTAATTAAGACTGTTATAAGCGGATCAACTTTAGTATTTGATAATGAGTACTTCTTTAAAGTATTACAATAATGGCAGAGATAGTACAAGTACAAAGAAAGATATTTGGTAAGAATACATTTAAGAATGTAGTAGTTACAGATTTTACACAGCTGGTTCCAGCTGAGTCTAAAGCTCCTGTGAAACAACCTGCAACTGTAGAAACATTCTTTCAAGATTATAATAACTTATTCTATGATATACCACCTAGTGGTTCTACAAGTTCTCATTTAGAATTGATAAATAGAAGCACAGACTATTTAGGTATAAGCATTACAGATTTAGAAGCAGAGATAATTGCTTTGAGATCAGAAAATGTTGCGTTAAAGAATCAAATATATACATTGACAAATCCAAGCGGCAGTAAATGATAGTTTCAGAGAATAGATTAAATGTAAACTTAGCTAAGTATGATACGATAGATTCTTCTTTGATAGCATCAAAGGACTTCGTACGAGTATTTGGTTTACCTGAAGATTATATAGAAGCACATCTATATTCAAATGATGGTAGACTTTTAGATTCTAACTATGCATTTAAGGGATATACTATTCCTGGTCACTTGCAAGGTGAAGCTACAACTACTACTGAGGAGTTATCGTTCACACCTGGTAACTATATTGAAAGTTTAGGATATGTTGTAGGTACATACAGAGTTGAATTCAATGTTCTTAGAACTAAGATATTCAACACGAATCAACCTATATTCTTCATCAAGCAGATATCATCTGATAGAACAGAGATACAGATTACTTCTAACGATATATCAAGTTCAGATATTGAGAATGGTACATTGAACTTCATTAATGAGATTCAATCTTCTCCATACTTCAAAGACTTCATTTTAAACTTTGGTGATAACAAATTAGTCAATGCCGTTAATATCGCATTAGACAAGAATACAGACCCTTACAGCGTTTTGGTGAAGTTGTATCAACCTTTGCCGGCAGAGTTCGCTGAGAAGTCTACATTTTGGTTTGTAGAGGAGCTTTCGAGCCCAATTGTATTCGAAGTTGAGATTTTTCCTGCTTTAGTTGAAGATCCGATCCCTTATTTAAGATCTGCTAATTTTGACATAGATGTTGATCAACATAGCATAAAACCGTCAGATTATTTCAATATTACAGGATTATTGTCAAATAATTCGTTAAATTCTTACCAAAAGCTCTTAAATTCTTTAAATAATAAAGGAATTCAAATCAATGTTGATTATTCTGATTATTCGAATTTTATACACTTTTCTTCAGCAAAAGAAAGATTACTGAACTTCTTTTACAAAGTTCAATCAATTGAAACCTATAATCAGGACATAGCTTCAATCAAAACTCTTCCAAGTTATAATGCTTCATTTAACTCTAGCCAGAGCATATACAACTTACAAAATAACATCAATACAGTTATTACTAACTTTGATGGTTATGAACATTACTTGTATTACAACTCTGAGTCAGCAGCTTGGCCTAAATCAAATGCTACTCCTCCATACACATTGTTTCCATCTACTTCTAGTCAAGTAACATCTTGGTTAGGAACTGATAATTATAACTCATATGCATATGGTGGAATGTTAGCTACTGCTTCATCATACGACCAAGAGAACCCGGATAACTTAGCATATACCATCCCAGGATTCATCGCAGAAGATCCAGCAAACGATCAGTATGCATTATTCTTAGAAATGGTGGGTCAACATTTTGATAACATTTGGTTGTACATTAAATCTATAACAGATCTTAACAATGCTACCAATGATATCAATACAGGTATCTCTAAAGACTTGGTGTATCATGCATTGAGATCTTTAGGTATCAAGTTGTACAACTCTAAGTCTAACGACAACATATTTAATTATCTAATAGGAACATCTAGCTCTGGAAGCTACGCTCCTACGGGATCTTCATATGCTACATTGATTAGTTCTTCTGCTATAAACGTAGCCGGTCAAGATATACAGAAAGAAACATTAAAGCGTATCTACCATAACTTACCTTTGCTTTTAAAATCTAAAGGTACAGCTAGAGGTATTAGAGCTTTGGTTACCACATTTGGTATTCCTTCTACTATTTTAGATGTAAACGAATATGGTGGTTCGGATAAAGATAGCGGAACAGCTGAATACACATATGATCGTTTCTCATATGCACTTTACAATTCAGGTTCAAACGTAAAAGTAGGATGGTATCCTCAATATGATTATACACAATCGGCGTATACAACATATGTACCTGACACTATTGAAGTTAGATTTAAACCAGTCAGAAGTACTTATTATACTACTCAATCTATATTAGAATTAGTTCCTACGGGATCTTCTACAAGGAACATGAGAGTAACCGTATCACCGGATTCATCTAAAGGCTTCCCTTATAGTTTAATTACTACCTATTTGAATGGTAATGGTGGATACATGACATCTAGCATGAGTCTTCCACTATATCACACAGCATCAACAGGTGAAAATTTGTGGTGGAATTTGATGGTTGCTAGAAGAAATCATTATTCATTTAGCGGAATTACAGCAGAACAATACTACGATACCTTTGTTAAAAATAAGATAGATACTTATTTAGGACACCAAGGTTCTTCTAGCATACATGTACCTGCATTAGCTTCTAGTTTTAATTTAGCTTGGAGTGCGTATACACAAAATTTATACCTAGGTGGATACGATAATAGCTTTGTAGGTTCTTTACAAGAATTGAGAATGTGGTATACACCTGTTAGTGAATCTACATTTAATTGGCATGTATTAAATCCTGAGTCTATTCAAGGTAATGTTAGCTCATCTATATATTCACCTTTAGATTATAGATTTTCATTAGGTAATGATTTATACACATACAACCATTACTTAACTGGAAGTGTTTATTCAGTAGACCCTAATTATAAAATTAGATTAGGTTCCGCAGCTAATATACATTCAGCTAGCTTTAATAGCTTTTCAAATAGTGTAAATTATATCACTAACACAGAAGAGTACATAAGCAATGCACCTAATTCAATATTCTCTAATCCGGTAAATCAAAAGGTTAGAATAGTAAATAATACTATTACAAGCAGCGTTCTTTCTCCTTTTATCAGATTAGAAGATGAACCTGAGATTGATTTGTCTAATGATTTAAACTTCGTGGACGTATCATTCTCTCCACAGAATGAAATCAATAAAGATATAGTAGCTCAATATGGTAATACTATCAATTTAGATGATCTTATTGGAGATCCTCGAGATAGCTATAAATCATCTTATAAAGACTTAGTAGCAAAAAATACAGAGTATTTTTCTAAATATATAAATAAATACAACTTAAAGGATTACGTTAGACTAATTCAATTCTTTGACAATTCATTGTTTAAGATGATAGCAGACTACGTTCCTGGTAGATCTAATTTACAAACAGGTTTGACCATTAAATCACCAATCTTAGAAAGACCTAAAGCTAAGATGGTTAAACCTACGATGGAACAGAATTATAATTATTTTGAACAGATGATATCTGGTTCCAAGATAAAAGGTGATAGTAACTATACAAGTAGTTATAAAGATGGTAGAGATTTCTACAATGGTGAATTGAGCGGATCTTTAATGCCTATATACAAGAGATTTGTAGAGAAGAATAAGAACAAGTATTTATATTTTACTCAAAGTTTAGATACTAGAGCTTTTGAGCATTCTGACTTCAATACGATGTTGAACAACGTATCTAGTAGTGGATATTCTAAGATATTCCAAGCTATAAATCCATATCAAAACGGAGTTTTAGAAAGAGTGGAAGTTAAAGACGAGTTATACTCAGATCCAGTATTTACTAGACCTAGATATGAGGGTTCTAAGACTACAAGTGATAAATACAATGATTATACTCCTGGAGATAATACATACGGTAAAACAGCTGCTATTGATAAAACAAAACATCAATATGCATATCTTTTGAGTATATATTCTAAGACATTCCAATTACCGGGTAGATCTGAAGTTCAGCTTAAATATATAATAGATGAGAATGAAAATATTCTTAACTTGACAAAGTATAATACAAATATTTCTACAACTCAAAATATATTTAAGTCGGGAGAAACATTAGATTTATCAATGTACGATTATGATCCAACAGATCCTAATATACAATTTTTAACTAATAATGAAAACTTTACTATAGCAGATGGTGGATTTACTTATTCACCTATATTATATAATGTTGCAGGTAATTCTACGATTCAATATACTTTTACAACAGCTTCATTAGTAACATCGACATCAACTATACCAGGTGGAACAACGATTAGTACTCCTAATTCTTCTAATGATATAACTACATTTAATATACCTTCATACACCGCAGTACACCAATATTCTCAAGATGGAATTTCTTTTGATTTGATACACGGTTCAACTAGCGTACCAGGAACTTTAGTATCACAAACGGTGAATGTGGTAGTAACAAGAAAAGGATATAATGGATATTCCGATTCAAGTATAACAGTATCGTTTAATAATGGTGTTGATAGTTATAAACATATTTATTTCTTTGGAGGTGATTTAACTAATTTTGGACCTCCTGTGGTAACTCAAGTATATGCAATTACAACAGGTAGCCCAACTACAGGAACTACTACTTCATATGTAACCGGTTCTTTAGATAGTGATCCTACGTGGTATGCTGTATCTCCAACTAGAATAAGATTATCTGGTCAACAATCTAAATATTATGGACAATTTGTTCAAGCTGTTACAGAATCTTTAATGGATATTTGTTCATTCCCATTCCAGATTGAACCAGGAGACATAGTTAGATTTTATAACTATACCAGCAGTTGGTCTAGAAATGATGAATTTACTGTTGTTAATATTGAACCAGCAGCTAATATCTCAGGAGTTGCTAATTATGTATATATTGATTTAGACAGACCTATTAGTACCGCTAATATACCTTCTAATCTATATAGCAACGGTACTATAACCAAATACATAGTATTGAAACGTATACCAGATGAAACTAATATAATAGTGAATTTTGAGCTGCCTACAGACAATACTCAACATAGTGATGTGATTACTATTGGAAACAGTGTATATTACAATAGAA